CTCGGTAACAAGAGAGGATGAGGCAATGGCACTTCCGCATCCGTATGTTTTGAATCTGGCATCTGTTATAATTCCATCTTGAACTTTGATTTGCAATTTCATCACATCGCCACAGGCAGGTGCTCCCACCATGCCGGTGCCAACAGTGTCGTCGATTTCAAACTTGCCCACATTACGTGGATTTTCATAGTGATCAATTACTTTTTCTGAATAAGCCATGTGATATTCCTTCGCTGATTATAGCGTATTTACTAGTGAGTGTCAACCGAAATGGTTACTTGTTCATTCCGCGTTGCATGGCGGATTTGGCCGAGGCAGCCACAATGTCTTGCGCTTTGTTTACAGGCATTTTAGTTGGACCAGTTTCGGCACCTTTGTACATGATTATACCAGGATTTTTAGGATCAATTGGTTCCAGTACTGAATCCAGTGGTGGTTGACTTACAATGCTCACAATATTTCTTTGATTAACTGGAAAGCCCAAACTTTGTGCAGCACTTATAAATGCATCAGTACTGATCTGTTTTTGTGCATTTTCATCATCTGCGCGACCAGAAAGAAAATTCACTAGACCCATTAACTTGTTTGGATCTAGTGAACTTGCAGACTCAACTTCGTCAATTCTCATTATCTACGTGCTCGTCCCAATGCTGCTTTGGGGGCAGGTGCACCTGCGTCAAAATTGGCACCTACATCGGCACCCATTTCGGCACCCATTTCGGCACCCATTTCGGCACCCATTTCGGCACCCGGAGGTGGAACTGCACCAGGAACTCCACTGGCAGCCATGCTGGTGTCTAATGCAGCAGGTTGGCCAGTGACCACTCCCAATGCTGTTTCCAGTTGTACTTTAGCACCTTGCAAGTTTTGCACAAGTCCTTGCAATGCACCAGTGACATCAGTGTTGAACTGGGTGGCTTGTTCCATGCCAATTTGATTGCGGATTGAATCTACTAGAGCAGGCAGTTCTTTGAATTGCATCTCTGTGGTGTCTTCCAACATTGATTGCATTTTGTCTACCATGTCTTGTGCGGCCAACACAACTTGTGCTTGCTGAACTTCTGATTCTTTCAAGTAACGGTATGCTCTACGCAAACGACTTTCAGCAGCCATCATTGCCTGACCGGCTACCATTTTTTGTTCGTCTGGAGTGAGACTTTGTCCTGCTGCACTTTTCTTCAATGCCTGCGCCATCTTGGGATCTTTGATATCCACAGTATTTTGACTTCCTGACGGTGGAGGTGTGGTAGCAGTACTGGTGCTGGGGTTAGTACTAGATGAAGTAGGTGGAATTGGAACCTGTTCTTCTCGGATGCGACTTGCCAATGCTTGTTCCATCATCACAAGTTTCAAATACGCAGGATTGCGCTCGCTAGTGTGACGACTGGGGGTACGCTGATGTTCAGCAATCACACCACGCACACGTTTCAGCATGACCTGTGCTTCACGCACTGTGAGTTTGTTTACAGGCATCTTGGTACCAAAGTAACTTTCAAATACTTTAGCTACTTGGCGGCTCTTTTTTGGTGTGGCCAGTTCGGTTAATTTCATTTGGCAAATCCTCTTAGTTGTAGATATTTAGCCGAATTTAAACATTTTTCAAGTTCTTGATTCAGCAGGGTTAGATTCTCAATTTTAGGTGCAAGTTTGGTGCGCACCATTTCACGGAATTCAGGACGTGTACTGTGTTCTGCTTGCCCACGACGGCAATGTATGTCAGAAGTAAGTGTTTGTTTTTTGTTGTCTAGTATGCGGATGTTTTGTGCTAATTTATATTGTTGCAAGTGATCTGCCACACACCATGACATGGCTGTTCGTTTACTGCTGAATGCGCTCACAAGATCATCACTGTGATACACTGCAAAACCTGCAGACTCGGGTCGCAAGTGATAACGTCCAAACGCCACGTATCCACCGTGTTCATCGTCAATTATGAGTTCCGTGTACACACGTTTGAGTTCGCGCTCGGCAAAGCGTTCTAATTTTTGATCACGGGTCATAGTGTTTTTACATAGTGAGTGGCCAACCATCCCACAACACCCAACAGCGCACCGATGATGCCGATACCCCAGGCAATCAATTGGTCGTTGCGTTTTTCGCCCATTTTACGCACAATGCCATGCACTTCAGTGACCATGTGTTTGACGTGGCCAACTTCTTGTTCCACTGTTTCTATCTTGAGTTCCAGCATGCGGTAACGTTCGGCACATAACTCAACGTGGGCTTCAAGACTTTTCTTTTCAATATCTGTAGTATCAACCATGTTCAGGCTCCAATGGCGTATTTATGGCGCTGAACCAAATGTTTTGATTGGTGCCTTGAGCATGCAGTGTGGCAGTGATCACTTCTGCTTCGTCCAGTCCTGTGACCATGGGCACAGCTTCACAGTCTGCCACAAGTCCTGCTAAATCACTGCTGCCAAACTCACTGCTGAGAACACCCTCTGCTTCTACTTCAAACGCAAAGTGCCAGCCGTCTTTTTGTTTCACTGGATATACAACATTCATGGGCTGTGTTCTTAGACTGACAATTTGCAATAGGCTTTCCCAGTTGCGTTGTTGATTGCGACTGCGATTCCATTGGTCAGGTGTGTCAATCACCAGGCCTGTTTTTGTGGTAAAAGGCAACTGCTGTGGTCGGAGATGTCCAGTGACACCAGTGAAGGTACAGTCAAAAAGGGTGCGGCACAAGACTTTCATTATGTGCATATTTAACGCCAAAAAGAAACCCTGGATTTTTTACGGCCAGGGTTGAGTTAGAACTAAACTGATTACAGGTTAGTGAAACTTGCTGTTGCGCTGACGTTGGCAGTTGGAATACCAATGTTCAAACCACCTGTGGCGTTGGCTGTTTGAGCAGCGGTAACCAGGGTAGTTGTGGTATAAGCACCAGTTGGGTAGATAGCCAAACTAATTGTACCAGCAGTTGCGCCGGCTTGATAGATTGCAATAGTACCAGTTTGTTGGATTGCTGTCAACACGTTGTTCAAGTAACCATTGACGTTACCAGCATTGGTAAGGGCAGCGTTGGCTGTGAGTGTGAAGAAGTCCAGTTTTGGACCTTGAATTTGAACTGGGCCTTGGGCCGCAACGTTGGCTGTGCCAGAGATACTGCCGTTAGCAACGTCCAGTGCAAATACTGGTTGTGTAGTTCCATTTACTTTTGTAAATTGTGCCATGATAAATTTCCTTTAAGGTTAAGTGGTCTCGGTGGACCTGCTTTTATTTATACAATCGGTAAAAATCATGCCTGTTGCGGATTATTTCTAGCCGCATTTCTTGCTGTAAAGTCAAATCTATTTACCGCTTTTCCATAACCTGCAGGGGTGGCCATGACCCAACCTTCGTGTCCGGGATCTTTCAAATCCAGTTGACGCAATACGTCTAATTTTAAATCGTGCAACAACAAGAACAAGGTGAATGCTGCGGCCAAGCCTTCTGTGTTTGAAGTAGGGCTCTGTAGGTATTCCACAATGTTGGCAAATTTACGTGGTGTTACTTTGGTCTGCAGCCAGTCGCCAAATCCTGACAACAAGTTGTCAAAGTTGCCCCCGGGTTGTTTGATTCTGAAGTTGATGTAGTCTACACACAGTTTTGCTAGATCTGTGAGTTGTTGTCTTTTTAGTTCAGCAGGGTTAAACAAGATGTCAATTGCAGCACCTTTGTCTCGCACCAGTGCTTTGATTTGTTTTGCAAGATCTGTGTTTGGCACCATCTCTTTGGCAAAGATAGGCTCAATCAACAACAGGCCCGGAACATCGTTGAACTTCACACGCCGCAAGGGCTGCTTGGGATCACCTGCATCCGAGTACATGGTGTGCATGGCAATGCCAATCTCACTGTTACCTATGCGCTGACCCAATGAGTTTTTTGCAGGAATACGATACTGCACAGTGTTGGGCTTGAACACATAGTTGCCGGCTTCTAGTGGAGGTGTGGTCTGATACAACAAATCACCTTGTACATAACCACGGAAGTTGGCAGGTAATGAGGCTTCTAGTACAGGAAACAATCTAGCGTAAGTTTGTATCAGCGCAGATCTATCTCCTGAACGTGTGTTTTGTATGTCGGCCATCATTCGGGGACTTGTGGCTAAACCATCGTAGCCCTTGGCTTCAAAACCTGAGCCGTCTGTGAGCACAAACTCCCCTGTGTCAGGTTTGCGACCAAAGTACACAGCAGGCATGCCATCCCACTTTACACTGGTTGTTGAGCCCGGGCTAGCAGCAGCCTGATCAAGTATGCTCAATGCTTCAGTAGCACCACGTGATCCTTTGCGAAACACCAGATCTTCCAGGTGTTCAATGCCCTTGGCTCTACCACCCACATTGCCTTCGTCGGCTTCGTAAATTTGATAGGGATTGGCCGCTTCACGTTCTACTAAGGGTTGCATGCCTTGGTTGACAATTCTATCACGCAGGCGGGCCAAGAAGTAAGTATCTGCATCTTCTGTCACAGCATCAGGCTGCGCTAAACCTTCTTTGGTCAAGTAGTCACGGAAGTCTTTGATCTTGGCTTCTCGGTCCTTGTCTTTGGCCAATGCGGCAAAAATGGTTTCCACAGTGCTGAGATTGTCTTTTGTGGCACCGGGTCCAAGAATCATCCGTGCTGCTTCATCAGGATCCATGGTCAACAACTGATTGTTAGCACGACTGAACACACCATTGGCGCCCAGTTTGAGTCCGTAGTGCTTGGCTAGACTGCTCATCAACACAGCACGATTCATACCTTTGTAGGCTGATCCTGCGCCTTGGTTGTAGTAGAATGTGCCCCAGTCCAAGTTGGGAAAGAACATGAAGTCTGTTTGCACATAGCCCAGGTCAGGACGTCCTTGTATGGGTGTGCGCAGGTGTACTTCGCCGCCCTTTTTGATCCATTCAGCAGGCGGCAATTTATGTCCCACAATCCACTGTGTTAGTTTTGCGGCCAATTGCTCTTTTGACACTTGATTGGCATCCACAGCAAGATCCATGTCGCCCGACGTGGGTGCTTTGCCTGTTGAACCCAGCCAGCGTTCTCGTGGAAATTCAATACCGGTAAGTTGTTCAAGCCAGGCCACAGTGGCAGGCACGTCGCTTTGATTGATACGACCTGTGAGTGGATTGCCTTCTGCATCCTTGAATACATTGCCGCCTTCTAATAGTGTGCGTAGGGTTTTCATGGATTGGCCTTTTGTATTTCAGATTTGATAATCTTTATCAATTCGGCTTGCACAGCATCTGCAGGTGACAATAACATGTTGTCCAACGCAACATCCCCTCTGCGATCTATACTGACTACCGGAGCGGCAGCAGTAGGCGAACCTTGTATTTTCCTAATCAACTGAGCTATAATTGTTTGTTGTGGTGAAGTATTCAACGTGGTTCTGCCAATCTTTACACTGCCTGTGGTGCCCGGCCCTATCACAATAGGTGGCATCACTTGCATTCGACGTGTTTGTGAACCAGATGCAGGATTGAATTGCATCAGGGATCTCATATCGTATGTTGCTTTAGAAAGATCTTTCCATTGCTGAAATTGGCCCTCTGGTGTGGTTGCGGGACTGTAGTAATTGAGTATGCCTCTAACAGCAGCATTTAATTTGGTCAACAAAGTATTGGCTTCAGATCTAGATTTTTTATCTACCATTTCGGGAAAATCATTTAGATTGTCGCCTAACTTGCCTTCAAGAAAATATTGGAAAACTCTAGCCATAAAACTGTTTGATATTGCTCGTCTAGTGGCTGGAGGCAATGCACTGGGGGTGTTCACACCAGCAGATTGCATGGCATTGTTCAGGGTTCGATTCCAGTTGGTCAATTCGTCTGCGGCCATTTGATTGATCAAGGGATCTGCGGCGGCCGCCGCCTTGGCTCGCATATCTCCGTAAGCACTGCCACCGGCTGAATCATTTGGCATGCTTAATCCGGCTT